CGCTTTAAATAAAAATATTGATGTAAAAATAAAAAAATTAAAGAAAAAAATTTTTTTTGGTGGTACTTTTTCTGGAAACTCATTATCAACATATGTTGGAAAATTAACAGTTGATTATATTCTAAAAAATAAAAAAAAAATATTTTTAAATTTAGAAAATAAAAGCAATTATTTATTTAATAGTTTATCTGAAATTATTAGAACAGAAAAAATAAGCGTTTCTTTATATAAATTTCATTCAATTTTGAGAATTGTTTTTACAGATAAAAAAGTCAATAATAGAGTTCAAAGAGATTTTTTTGAAAAAAAATTTAATAAAAATATTTTGAATTTTAGAAAGTATTTATTATCTAATAATATAAATTACCCTTCAAATGGTATTATTTTTTTATCGGATCAAACTGAAAAAAAGGACATTAAAATTATTATAAAACATATAAGCCAGGGTTTAATAAAATTTTTTAGAAAAAAAATATAAATATGAAAATTCCATATGGTCTGCACTTTATAGATAAAAATGATATTAAAAATGTTGCAAAAGCACTTAACGGAGACTTAATAACTCAAGGGCCAATTGTCAGAGAGTTTGAAAAAAAAATATGCAAAATTCTCAATGTAAAATATGCTGTTGCTGTAAGCAGTTGTACTGCTGGTTTGCATTTGTCATTACAAGCAATAAATAAAAATAGAAATAGAAATAGAGTTATTACATCACCTATATCATTTGTCTCGACTGCAAATATGATAATACAAAATAAACTTAAACCTGAATTTATTGATATTGACTCAAATACTCTTAATATTTGTTCTGCAAAATTAAAAAAAAAAATTAGTAAAAATAATAATATTTCAGCTATAGTTCCCGTTCATTTAGGTGGTTTTGCTGACAGTAATTTAGATATTTTTAAGAAATGCAAAAAAAAAGGTATAAAAATTATTGAAGATGCGGCTCATTCTTTTGGTGCAAAATATGCCGATGGTTCTATGGTTGGAAGCTGTAAATACTCAGATATCTCTGTTTTTTCTTTTCATCCAGTTAAAACTATCACAACTGGAGAAGGAGGTATGGTTACTACTAATTCAAAAGAGACATATGAAGACATACTTAAACTAAGAAGTCATGGTATTGAGAAAAATAAAAAAAACTGGAAAAATAAGAAATTAGCTTTTACTAAAAATAAACCAAACACTTGGTACTACGAAATGCAAGATTTAGGTTTCAATTACAGATTAACTGATTTTCAATGTGCCTTGGGGCTATCACAAATAAAAAAATTAAATTTTATTTCAAAATATAGAGAAAAATTGGCTAAAAAATATGATGAGGAGTTTTGTGGAATAAAAAATTTATTTATTCCTCAACTAAATAAAAGAAAATTAAGTTCAAATCATTTATATGTATTGAATATAAATTTTAAAAAATTTAAAATTTCTCGAAATGACTTCATGCGCCATCTTTTTAAAAAAGGAATAATTACTCAGGTTCATTATATTCCAATACCATTGCACCCTTATTACAAAAAAAATTATTCTATGAAAAATTTACCTAATGCTTTGAAATATTATTCTGAGGCTATAAGTATTCCAATTCATTGTAAACTTACTCTTAAGAGTCAAAAAAAAATTATTTTTATTATAAAAAAAATATTAAGTTAAGTTTGTTAAGTCTTGATAATTCTTAATAAATTTCTGATTAAAAATACGTTATTTAATACTATCAAATAATATAAAAATTTTAAAAGAAAGTTTTTTTTAGGTAAATTTTTTTTTAATTCACATATATTTAAAAAATAAATTTGAATTAGATTAGTAAATTTAAAAATTGTAGAATAGTTTTTTTTTAGTTTTACATAATTAAAATTTTCTAAAAAATTTTGAAATTTTATTTTTACAAACTCTATTTCTATTTTATTTAACTTTTTTTTAAACTGATTTATTTCTTGAGTATAAAAATTTTTTTTTTCAAAATTTTTTTTTAAACTACAATTGAAAGGTTGTCCAAAAACAGTAGTTTTTGTTAAGCTTTTAGCAAATTTTACATTTAGAAAGTTTGCTATTTCTCTCATTTTGACATTTGGTTTTTTGATAAGGTCCTCATATTTAACAAATAGAAAATTTGGGTTATTTCTGTATTGCATATACAAAATATTTACCTGCTACTGTAGGTGTAAATCTATAGTTTGTTGAATGGTCATATTTACCATCAGTATCAAAAATTTCATTATCAAAAGTTACTTTAGTTGCTGTGTTATCTGATATTGTCTGATTACTAGTTACTTGTGCTTCAAAGGCAGGTGCGTTAGTTACATCAGCAGTTGTAATCGTAGCTGTTCCTGCTCTATTTTTTATTGTATCTACTTTAATTGTACTCACGATATCACCAACCTTCCACCACTATTGACAGTCAATGTAACACCACTATCTACTGTAAAGTCTCCAGTAACTTGTGCATTTTCTGTGGCTAGTATAGTTATGTCAGCAGTTAAATTCTGTGCATTAGTTCTAAACAAACCACCTGCTTTAAAATTACCTTTATTCTCTGCGGCTGGTGTAACTGTACCAGTTTGTGGTGCTAAATAGTTTACAAAGATATTGCCAGTTCCAGAACTAGGTGCTGCTGAAAATGTTAATGTTGTGCCGTCTGGAATAGTATAAGCAGCGGTATCTTGTACGACACCATCTACAGAAACCAAAACATCTTGTACTGAACTAACGGCAGTCGTTAATGTAAATGTGGTATCCGATCCATCGCCATTGAATCTTTGTACGGCAGTAGTTGTTTCAAAGTTTGTAACTGGTGATACACCAATAAAAGCCATTATGTTATCTCCATAATACTCAATGTTCCTGATAGCTTATCCGCTACACTACAATCCACAGTAATCTGATCTGTAGTTTCTAATACAACCTTATTTCCCGCCATCAATTCTAAGGCAGAGCCAACTGGAATAGGTGCGTCTTTAACAATGACACTTGTTCCGTTTGCTGTATTGTTTGTTACCGCTCTGTTGGCAGTATCACTTACTAGTCTAACTGTGGCAGTAACTTGAGAAGTGTGTATATTTGATAACACCAATCCAAGAACGATTGTTGTTGTACTACTTGCTGCCGTGTAGACTACATACGGAGTTCCGCTTGAAGCAGGCTCGGCTGCAAAGTTAACGACTTTAAATGTATTTGCCATATTATTATCCTAACGCTATTGCTAATGCTGTTGCCTCGTTTGCTGCATCTGTAGCACTTGTGGCACCTATATCACTTAATACTTCACTTGTACTTCTACTTTCTAATCCATTTGCAGTAAATCTAGCGTATTCATCATCTGCTACACTTGCACTGTCTATCTTAACTGCATTAGTATTAGATATACCAAATGTTAAACTAGCTTGTCCGCCAATATCAGAAAGAACTTCGGCAGCACTTCTGCCTTCTATTACTGTACCTGCAACTCTTAAAAAATCATCGTCTGCCACACCAGTTGTAAACTTAGGTACGTTGTTATTAGATATACCAGTGTCTAAAGTTGCTGTTGCAGTAATAGCTGTTCCATTTAATGTGATAGCATCTGCTTCTAGAGTTCCATCAAAGTCACCATTTACAGCATCAATATTACCCTTGAATATTGTAGCAGAAACTGTACCTGTGCTTGGATTATATGAAAAGTCACCATCAGATTCTAAACCAACATTACCAGTGGCAGAAGCGTCTTCTATAAAAGTTATTAAATTTTCTTCGTTTGCATTCTCGTTATCTGCAACATTTACATGAGTTGAGTTTACTGCATTTGTTGCATTTGTAACTGTAACACCGGCTATAACAGTGTTAAGGGCTGTACCATTAACAGTAATTGCGTCTGCTTCTAAGGTACCATCTATATCTGCATTACCAGAAATATCTAAACTTGCACCATCTACCTCACCTGCAACAATAATATCTCCAGCAAGATTAGCGTTCCCACTAGCATCTAAGAACACTGCTTTTGCTGCGGGTAATGTGCAAAATATTGTTCTTGTTCCAGAACTCCAGCTAACTGCATTATTAGAATTAGAACTAGCTAAGATAGTCGTTCTAGCTAATGTAGTACCAGAAGATGTAAATGTACCTAAACCAACCTCAAAATCTGTGCCATCAGAACAAGCATAATATGTGGTATCAGAGTTGCTTAAATTAGCCGTAAAAGTTTCAAAGCCAGTGACTGCACCACCTAAACTATATGTGCCAGTACCAGTTGTGGTAGTTGTTTCCTTTACTCTGTCTGATATTACTAATGCCATTATTTCAACTCTATAGTAAGATTCCCTGCATTAATTCTAAAAATATCTCCAGAAGCTATAACCTTACTAGCATCCAAAGCTCCTACAAATAATATATTACCACTGCTTGAAGCGTCTACAACAAACACATGTGTTATTGTATTGTTTGTTCCACCAGAGGCTGGAAACTCAATATTCGCTGCATTAGTTGCAGTTTGTGTATCTGTTGAATCTGCTCCTATAGTTGTCCAACCAGAAGCAGCTACTTGTTGCCTTGCGTAGTTTGTAAAGGTTGCTTCCGTAAGTGAACCAGTTTCTGCGGCAGATACTGCTGTTGCCAATCCTACATATATACTATCTCCAGGACTAGAGAAACTAAGAGAGTTATTCTTGAATATATAATGTAATATTCTTCTCTCTAGATAATTGGTTGATGCATTTGCTGTTGCCATTGTTTACTCCTATGTTCTTGGTCTTGATGGTAGACCAACTCTATAACCATCAGTGTTTTCTCTTGCTTCACCTAAGTCTTTTACTCTTTCTAAGTACTGCATATACAACTTATCGTAGTTTTGTATAACGTCTGGCTCACCTTTCATGAAAGTATAAGCCTCTACAAGAGAACCATAAAGCAAGGCAAACGGTGCGTTTGTACTAACCCAAGTTGTACCACTATCAGCACCTGCGGTCAAACTAGCAGGTCTATGATAATAATGTAGTTCTATAGTATAACTACTGTCTGGTGTCGGTGCTATTATAAAATTGTCTTCATCAAATCGTGCATAATATTTAGGTAAACCCGTTGTTGATGCATTAGGTGTATACTCTCTTAAAAAGTTTACATCTTTCTGAAGTAAAAAACTTTCAGAGCCGGATGTTGTTATTTGCAATGAGAACGATGCTAAATAGTCAGTTGGTATAGTTAAATATTGATCTGAAGATGTTAATGCACTTGTTACATTTTTTCTAAAATAATCTAGATCAACACTCTTTAATATCTTTTCTTCTGCTGCTTTAATAAAGTCTGGAAGATGTGTAACAAAAGTAGCTTCACTATTGTCAGTGTAATCTTGAATTGCTGTTTTTAATGTTGCTAATGTAAAACTCATTTATGTCCCCAATGTAACTGGGCCAGCAGTAACTCTACCACCACCACCTTTTACTCCACTTGTTGCCGTACCACTACTAGCAGAAAAACTATATCTATCATCGTCAACCTTAGTTATTGTATACCCACTAGCATTTTCAAGCACTGTTTTTGTAAAGCCGTCAAAGCTAGACACATTTCTAAATCTAACAGTATCACTTGTTGATCTACCATGAGAAGGCTCTAATACAGTTATTACTGCACTACTAGCCGTACTAGTAAATGGATTTAGCCCAAGAAGATTCTCTACGGTCACTTCTGTCCTTGCGTCAACTCGTGGTTGATACAAGGCTGTCGGATCTGGACCAGGGTGGTTAGGC